TAACTGATTGATAGACATCTCTCCGGATAAAAGTTCTTGTGAAAGAGCTCTAAATGATCGTATAGTTCTTCTGTATCTTACTTGCTTGAACCGCGATTTGTTCGGCACTTCGTCTCTTGCTACTCGGATAAAAGAGACAATAAGCGGATCAGTTCCAGCGTCAAGAAGTTTTTGATAATCCGGTTGCGGCCATGACTTAGACAATGGCACAGAATCAATATCCAATTCACTTGCGTCTGCCAGACTGGTGGCGTAATCCTTACGGGCTCCGCCGATTTTTTCGCCAAAATCCTTGATCTCTTCAGTTGGCTTTGCTTCTGGCTTGGCCGCCGCCTTGTTCATAAATTTTTCGCCCTCGCGAATAGCGGAATTAAGTTGCGATCCGAAAATGCGATTCATGCTGCGAGAAGATTTTGTATCCAGAGTCTTGGCTGATTTTGTAATTGCATCTTTGACTTTTTTAAGTATCGCCAGGATTTTTTGCAGCAACGTCGGATCGATTGAATTAAGGTTTTTCCAAAATTCCGGAGTCGTCGCCTGTTCCTGGATTATATCAGCAGCAAGTTCGCGTAACAAAACATCTTCTGATGCTTCAGAGCCGATAAGTTTCTTGATCGTGTTTTGACGCTTCTGAGCCCATTCCTGGTAATTGTCGCGACTATACAGTTTTTCCAGATTATTTTTTAACTTGTTCCACAATTTAGGATGGCGGTCCTGGAGAACGTGCGCGGCTTCATGCGCAAACACGCCAAGCACCGGAGTGTCTGATTCAACATTGACATAACACGTGCCGTCAAGTTCAATGCCGTTGATATTGATATTCTTATCCGCCTTGAAGAACACCACGGGAATATCAAATGAATCACCAGCGGCCTTGACAGCCTTTGCGGTTTGAGTTCCGCCAACGTCAGCGCGGGTAAGTTTGGCGTTCAGCTTTTCACCTAAAAAGGTAAGAGATTTATCTTCTGCCGATTCAAGCGCGGCTTCAGGTGTCGATTGAGGGGCGGCGGGGGGTGTCGCTTGGGGTGTCGCTTCCAGCAGCAATAGCTTTTTCTTTGCCGACTTGATTGCGTTTTCTATTTGTAGTCTTTTTCCTGGAGTTAATTTATTTCCTGCCGCATCAGTATTGTTCTTTAACAGCAATTCGCCCTCGTTTATTGATTCCTGTATTTCCTGGTAGCGTTTCAGGTTTTTCGTCTTGACTTCGGGCTTCGCTTCGGGCTTTGCGGGAACATCCCTCGCGCTCTCTTCTTTTACTAACTCATCCATTCGTGCATTTAATGGTTTTCGCTCTTTTCCAAATGTGTTCTGACCTAGTTCGACTAATTCGTTTATTTCTTTTTGAATTTCGTCATCAGTCATCTTTTTTACATCCGGCTTGGCTTCCGGCTTCGCTTCTTGATCGCCAGGCAATTCAGATACCGGATTATAGCCGCCATTGTTATCCATGCCGCGCGTATCGGTATATTCATAGTTATCGGACGGCGGAGGAGGAATGTCAACTAGAGGCTCGTTGCTATCAATCTGCGGAGGAGCTTCAGGCATATGCCCTATAGTGTCTTGCTCCGCGTCCGGTTCAGCGCGGCGGGATAATTCGCCAACGAGATCATCGGAACGCTGCAACCAGGCATCAACATGCTGATGTTCGGGATTCTGATCGATAGTAGCTTCAATTGCGTCAAGCTCCGCGTTAATCGCATCATCGGCTAACTGTTCAACTGGCGGCAGGCTTTCGGGCTGCTTAAAGTTGTCGGGAATATTGTTTTCCGGTGCAACCGCTTCAGAGTTGACCGGGTAATTCTTATTAAACCAGTTCTCAATCTCCGCATCCGGTACATTTTCAAAGTTCGGTATGGCCGGACCCTCTTCTTCCGGATCCGCAATCGGATCATTTTGAGCCGGCTCTGTTTCGTCGAGTTGCTCTGCTATATCCTGCTGAGGCAATTGCGGCGCGGGAGCGTTGACTGCTTCCCCGGTAAGCATATCTATTTCGCCTTTATTTTCAATAGCGTCGATTCTTGCTATTTCAGTATTGATTTTTTCAGGCGCATATCTGGCAATCTGGCTAATGCTAATCTTGTTATCAGCTATCATTCCAATAAGTTTTTCAGCTTGTCCGTCGCCATAAAGTTTTTGGAATTCTTCAACTTTATCCAAAGATTTATTCCAACGTCTTTCGCGTACAGATCCCTGCTGATTTTCAACAGCCCTGGATATTTTTTGGGATAAACGGTAAGTGCCGTGTCCAAATCCGGCAATCAATGACATCGGGCCAATAGATTCGGTGAATGCCGGGATTACGCGATCCTGCATATCTTGCATAAAGTTCTTATCTTTGCCAAGCTCTGTATCGTGGAAAGCATCATTGAGTTCCATGCCCAAATGTTCAGACGCGACCTTAACGGCCTCCTGCATTGACTCCTCGAACGATTCATAAGCAACTGTACCGGCGAACTTTGCGGCTCCCGCGGCGAATTTTGCACCTGTTTTACCGCCCATTTTTAAAGCGGTTCTTAATGCGGCACGCTTTAGATTCTGCTTGACCTGTTTAGTGAGTGGACCGGCAAACTTTGAAGTCAACCTGGCAAGTTTACTCGCACCCATTTTTTTCAGTCCAGGGAATGCTTTAGCAAGCTGTAGATTTTCAATATATCCATAAGCAACGCCAGCAGGCAACGATATAGCCATAGATAAACCATCATCAATTCCGGACTGCTTTAGTTCATCATAAATTTCGCCGCCGCCAACTGTAGAAGAAAATGCCAAACTTGCCATCGGTCCACCGGCAAATCCTGCCGCAAGCGATGCACCCATAAACGGAACCATGCCAACCGTATCAACTACCATGTCGCCAAGCCAGCCATGACCCGAAGTAGCCAATTTATCGCTTTCTTTGAGCCTATACTGTCGGGCTCCGGAAATTTCACTTTTCAGCTTCGATCCGGTCAATTGTCTAATTAACGGATTATCGTAAAAATTCAGAGCCACATCCTGATAGCCGCGACTGAAAGCCTCGCCTGCATCGCCGAGAAAACTTTTATTTGCCGGATCAGCAGGGTTCAAGTCAAATTTACTATCATCAACCGCATAACCGAGCCCCTTAGCTTCAAGAAACAACTTGTTGCTTCGCGGCTTCAACCAATCCAAATATCTTTGCTGATCCCGGTTTACTTGACGCTTGCCATGCTTGACCGGGAGCATCTTATCAATCTCCGATTGAGAAAATTGCGGTTGAGTCGCTGGATCATCAAACCCTGGCTGAGAACGTTGCGGTTGAGCCACCAAGTCATTCGGTCCTATGACATAAGTTGTGCCTTTGTCGGCGGCGGCCACGTCTGCAAGATATTTTTTGGGATCAAACATATAATTTACCTGTATTTTTGAACAAGAGTCTGCATAATTGCCTGGCTATCCGGGCTGTTTGGGTTTTGTTGCGCATATTGATACGCCTGATGATCCGCTGGATTATTTTGTAGATCCCGCACATTGGAATCTTGCAATTGCTGAAAATTTCTACCATTCAGGCTTTTAATCGGCCGTTCCAATTTCATGCCAGATGAATACTTCATATGTGCAATGCCAACAGGTTGATTACGAGCAGGCAACCCTCGTGCTTCCCTTTCTGCCGCACGTTCACTCAGCCGCGTAATTTGATCTTGCATGTCGGCTTGGATCGCCTGTAACTGATTGTAATTATCAGAGTCAAAGAACATTCCCTTTTCGCCGCGCGTTTTTGCTTCGGCAAGTTTTTCATTAACAACTTTGAGTTGCTCCATGAGCCCTGGGAGGCTGGAAACTTCCATAAGATTGGCCGCTTTTCTTAATGCCTGTTCGTCGGAATTCCCTTTTCTCTTATATTCCTGAATGCTATCCAGAAAATCCGACGCTAAAGGAGTGCCTTTCCCGGTTTCATCAAAAAATGGCATAGTGTCAAAATCCATGTTTTCAGCAAGTTTAAGCCAATATCCTGGATTTTTCTGAACTCGCTCCTGTTTGCCGCCTTTGTTCAGGCTTTTTAAGGTTTTCGCCGCCGCTATGGAATTTTTCACCTTATCCTGATTGCGCTTATACTGTTTGTCTTTCTGTTGAGTAAGTGTACCTCGCGCCGCCATAACGAGCTCAGGAGAGAATTGGCGTTTTTGGCCTTGAGATCCAATCACTTCAAGCCCGCCGCCCTCAAGCCGCTTCATGGATTTATAACTGGATCCGGGAGTGCCCGTCTTGAAAAAACTGGCAATATCCGCAACTTCACCATGCGGCATAGTGTTAACCATCTTCCGGGCTTCTATATTGGCCTGGTCCTGGGCATATTTAGCATCCGCACGTTGGTCAAGTTTGTCCAGCCGCTTAAAACCCCGATCAAGCGAATTCTTGCGTTGGTCAAATTCTTTTTTTCGCAAACCAAGATTAGCGTCTGCCAGCTTCGAGCCGTGCGAAAACCTTTCACGGTTCAATGTTAAATGCTGGTCTCGATATGCGGCGTTATCATCATGCGCCCGATTGCGAAATTGCGAATTATCCGCATGTGCGGTTTCTCTGAAATCCTGCATCCGATCCCTGCTATCGTCAAGTCTTTTAAGCCTTGACCCTCTTAGTGCTCCTGCATATTCCGGCATGATAACCCCCTATTTATAAGTGTTGTATGCGGACTGAGCTTCAGCGTCGCGATACATATTGCGATTATAATTGTCGTACATTTGACCGGCATTCCCCATCATGTTTCCAGCGGAAGACATCACGCCTGCGGCCTGACCAGCCAAAGGCGAGGCCATATTTGCCAGTTGTGAATTACGGCTGAATGATACATCCCTGGCATTGATACGGGCGCGGTTTCGCGCTCCAGCTTCCGCTGCGGCACGCATCAAATTCCAATCCTGTTGTTGCCCCTGAAATCTGCCACTGTTAGGGCTTATTCCATATCTGGACATGTTCCTGCCCTGTTCGTCACGGGCTTTGTTGAATGAACTATTTACGCCCATACTGGCCTCATCGACAAGCTGCTGTTCATTGACGTGGGCAAACTTCTGAGCCTGCCCCATTGCCGGGCCAAAGTATTTACTAAAATGCCCCATAAGGTTGCTACCCATGCCAGATAGCGTGCCAGACATTGATCGAAGACCATTGCCGAGCGAGTTCATCTTGTTCATTCCTTGCCGGTAATTGTTTCCGGAAGAATTACGAATGCTGTTCCCGGACGAAAGCGAACGCAAGCCCGGCAACGATGTTTTATAATTGTCTGAGCTCTGTCTGGCATTCATCGACTGCAAAGAACTGAGTGCCGCCCCCGCCCCCGTCGCTCCTGTTATTGCTCTGCCTAAACCAATCATATCTACACCTCATATTTGCTTTTGCTTTGAAATCTATCCTGCAAAAACTTTTTTATGCCGGATTCAAAGCCATTATTGTTGTATCCCAAAAACAATTTACCCTCAACTGCCGCACCTACATCATAACCAACCGCCAGTTTGGACTCAAACGAGGCCTTGACTTCTTTTATTGACCTGGTAGGTGTGCCATAAAAGTTATGATAGAGAGCGCAAACGGTCACGCCCGGCTCTGTTTCGCGTTCGATCTTGAAAATGTTGCCAAGCGCAAGGAACTTCAAACGATCCATGAGTCCAGGGGTATGACCCTCACAGTGATTGGTGGTTTTTCCGCGCTTCTTTAATGCTTCGCCGGTAGCGCGAAGACAGCGATACCAAACCTTTGCGGTTTTAGCGTTATCATAACTGAGCAGATCTGACGCTTTGGTAATTATTGCCGGGATCTCCAGCGCGTTCAGCGGCTTCAATAATACATAATCGTCGCACCAATACAAGTTGAAATCAGCGTCGGAATACTCCGCAGCCGCCAGACGTTTGCGGAAAAGGTTGATATTTTTCCGGCTGCTATCAGGAACCGTATTAACAACGGTTACATTTTTCAACCAAGCAGGAGGATTTTCAGTCACAACAAGAATATTCCGATAGCCGCCCAGGTTTTTTTCAATGGAGCGCAGAGCAAAGCGCAGTTCCGCCTCTTTGTGTCCGGACCCCTTGCTATGCAAAGGAATTACCACGTCAACCGTTTTTGTCTTTTTCTTGCCGCAGTTCCGGCAGCCTGGTCGCTTTGTCAAGCTCGTCGTTTTTAATCTTGCACCAGGACCAGGTTTAGCTTTTGCGCCGGCTTCAACCTTTGAGACAGCTTCCACCGCCAGCCACAGCCGCCGCAGATAGTCCAGATCGCCCATTACCGGCTGAGAGTAGCGCACTTGCAAATCTTTTCGCACACTGCCCAGCTGTTCAAAAAATGAATTGTCCAGCAATTTTAAATGATGCTCCGCGTTCACCAGTTCCCCAATAAAATCAGGCCGATGATCCAGTTCCGCACCTTTGCCGTGTCCGGATAAAATTTCCTTGCCATAACTGATTGCAGCCGATAAATGCTTTAGTGCGCAATCCCAGCATTTCATGTTTTCCATTTCAACCTCCTAGTATATGTGATTTTGGATTATATAACTTATCTGTACCTCGGCACAACGATCTTCCCAGCCGTAATCAGGATCAATTTCATAGGTGTATGTTCCCCAATCCGAATATGTGTAATCCTGTAAATTGTCCGCAACCGGCATATCCAATTCTTCATCAAAAAGCATATCCACGTCTTCATCTTCATAGATAAAAACCCAATCCCCCCACGCTGCCGTAACATGATTATAGAGCCGTCTGCCGACGGTTAAATTGACTTTTACGCCTATTGCATATTCAGGAGAAGCAGCTATTCGCTCAACGGATAGTTTTCCATATCTGGCATTCCACCAATATTGCCTTGGAGGAGCGGATGAAGACGGTGCATAGCAGCCAAAATAGTTGTAATAACTAAAGTTCCCGGATTCGGCATTACTGTCCACACCAAATTCCAGCGGCCAGTATTCTACGCCATTGCGTCCTGTAGTAAAATCAGCCATGAATGACGTTGTGCAAACCGCCGCCGCCGCTCTCCGTTCCGCCGTACTTTGCGGCAAGCCAAACAAGCACCAGGACTCAACATCATCAATCATATAACGAAATCCCTCATCAACAACCTGTTCGCGCGGATAGCAAATTTCTTCACCGGGATTAAGAGGATCAGGCCAGCAATCTTCTCCGACAATTTCAAATTTCATGCTGTACGGATACAGCGAACCGCCCCAGGAATATTTGTCCAGCCTGATTTGATAACCTGGCGAACAACACAATGCTGAAGCTCGATCATTCCATTGTGCCGGTGTTTTTGTTCCATATGCCGCACTAACATCCAAAATACTGGAATACGGTCCTCCCATAGGAATCGCACGGTATATGTCACCATTAAAATCCACGAAAGATCCACCGATAGGAACCTCGCCTATTCCCAATACCTCCGCGCTGTAATTTCTAACACTATACCAGGTTGAAGAATGTACAGAACAAAGCCCTGTTGTTGCTGTTTCAAGGCATATTGCAAATATTCCATAACAGCCGTCCGGCCAATCCGAACTTGAACCTGACGACGAACTGGACGACGAGCTGGAACCGGATCCTGAACCCGAACCGGATCCTGAACCCGAACCGGATCCTGAACCCGAACCGGATCCTGAACCCGAACCCTCTGCGTTATGCGGAGTAACCCCGTCCAGGCCGCAAGTCTCGCAACACGGACTTGGATAGCCGCAACATTCTTCCGAATATTCAACCGTATTAGTTTCCTGGTTATAGCACGGGCATAGTAAAATAAAATCGGCCTCGTCAGAGTCCACGGTCAATGGGCAACAGCACGGATACTCATCACATATAATGATCTTGCCGCTTTCATTAAGCAACAGTTGGTTGTTTTCATTGAACCACATCTTACTCATAGCAATATCCCAATTCGACAACATCATTATTTTTTTCATTAGGTAGATCATTCGGCAGTATTAAACGTTCTTTTGATTTTACCACCAAAGCGTCATTTTCAATCGCCACCTCATAAACGAAAGTTTCCGGCTCAAACGTTTTTTTGATAAAATCCCAAATCATTTTCTCGAAGATAGCCTTGAACTGTGACGTGGCCACGAACTTTAGCAACGTTTCCGTTAAATCTTTTGTGTCAACTGCTTCTATTTTTTGGGCTAATATCATGATTGCCTCGCGAACCAGATCGTCGGTGATCGCATTAATATTAGGCAACACCCGGGGCTCTTTTCCTGCTTCTTTTACCTTTCCCATTATATTTCCCCTCCTGATGTTGCTAAAACTATAGAGTTAATTTGCGATGATGTAATTATTGCCAACTGCCACTTGCTTTCGTGTCGCAGATCCGGCAGGCGGCGCGGCACGTCGCTGGTTATGCTTATAGTCAGCACCACACTTCCAGGTTGACTCAGTTCGACCGTCACCGGATAGCTTTCTGCAGAAAGACGTATGAAATTGAAAGTCGTTGCTTTAGCCAGAACGTACACTTTACTTTGCCATGTAGCAAGGACCGACTCAGAGCTTGAAGAAGACGACTCAGAGCTTGAAGAAGACGACTCGGAGCTTGAAGAAGACGACTCGGATGAAAAGTCAGTATAAGTCGTAACAATGCCCTCTTTAACGTCAACAATTATCGCCAAATCATCTTCATTCATAGCCAAATATTTATTATTGTATTCACGCGCAATAAAAGTTTCCGGCTTCAATGCCGCCCAATCCTGTTTGCGAAAATCCTTACTGGTCAATACTGAGAATCCTGCATCACTGACAACTACCAATCCATCCGGCGACGGATAGAACACATCACCGTTGATCTTGACAACGCCCTGCCGCGATACGCACGCCTGATTGTACGCCAGTTCCACCGGCACAAGGTTTGCAGGATCATTGCCGGCAAACATGTGCAATTTCACGTCAGTCATTACAACCAGAGCATTGCGACGCGCAGCCATTGCAACAATATCGTCGGCAACATTAAGAGAATAACCGCTAGGCCAGCAATGCGGCAAGTACGGAGAAGAGAAATAAATATCCCGTCCTTTATTTGCGGCCAGGATCCCGCCCGACATTAAAGTAAGATTATCCATGCCGTCAACCGGATTACCAAAAGCAGGCATTTTTTCCGCCAAATCTGCATCTTCTATGTCGTCAACAAAAACCGTATCAATAGAGGAAGACGAACTTGAAGAGCTTGACGAACTTGAAGACGAAGACGACTCGGACGCTGGTGTAACTTCGCCCACGTAATAAAATCCGGCTGCTTGTTCAACCCCAGCGGAGCGATATATACGCATTGACTCTATGTTTGCCGGCAACTCCGGAAAATCGCTCAACTGAATATATTCTCCAGGATAACGCGAAATCATTTCCGAGAGATCCGACGGTGGACCCTCTGCACCATAGTTATCAACGAACCGATAAACGTAATAGTGATCTTTGATTGTATCAACGTATTTTATTTTCAACTGAAACTCAACGCTGTACCCATTAACAACTGTAGTTCCTGATCCTGGAGGAACAACAGAATCAAATCGCCGAAAACTGGAAACATAGTAACGGCCAACGAGCTTATTTTTTGAATTACGCAAGTCCAGGGTTGTTCCGTCCGCGGGATCGGTGCTGTATAGAGTAGGCAACAAGCGGGTCGCGAGTTCCTCGGCAACCTCGCCATCATCATCATAAACAGGAACGTCAATTTGCAGTTGGTGCAATGGGGAAATCAGTATTCCGCCTGTTATAGCTCCGTCGATTGCCCCGGGCCAACTAAAGGTTGCTATTTTGTCGCCATCTTCGTCGCCATCCACCAAACTAACCAAAGTCATTTCAAGTTCGGCATTTGTGAACGGTCGTGTATAGGCGGCAATGTTGTCTGCTGTTATAATGGTATTAAAACTCTTTATTCTGACTCCGGTTGGAGCGTCCGGCTCCTCAATCTTTACCGCACGGTCGTCGTAGATCATCAATGGATTTTCGCCATCAGTAGAATATACGCGATCATATTCGTCATTAACTATCGGGCTGTTGACGGTATAAACACCCTCATTGTCAACGGGAGCAGTCAATCCACTCAAAGGAACGATTTTCCCGCTTAACAGTTCCATGTTTTCCGCTTTTACCGCCTTGTTGTCGGGCAGCATTTCCGGCGCGAAGCGTGGACTTATTCCACCAAAACTGTTCAGTTCTATTTTCATAATTAGTATCCTTTCCAGCCCACTTGTTTTTTAAAAGTTACACGACGGCCAAATTCTGATTTTTTCTTTTTTTCTATGTTCATCCGGTCAACATCCAGCGCAAGATATTGCAATGCGTCCATGATATGTGAATATTTATTTTTGTTGGCCTTATCTTCAAACCGGTCCTGGCCTGCCACCGCCATGCGCTTAAACATGTATCCGCCAAGAAAACCCTCTCGAATTGTTCTGCATGACGGATCGATAATCATTGCTGGTTTATCGCCGGATATACGCCTGGTCAATAAATCACCGACCGCCTGGCGGCGTTCAGCAAATTTATTGGTTACAGCCGGATGCGTTGGAATGCCTGATTCATTCAACTCCTGAATGCACGTCCGGGCATCTACTTGCGAACTTTGTTCCCCGGCTGGGTCGCCAACTCCAATTATCGGTATGCCGTTAAATTCCGCAAGCAATGCGGGCTTCAATACTTCCCGAATAAATTGCCGGATTGCCATATATTCAGCGATCAATTCACGCAGAATACGCAACTGCCCGTTTTTAGCAAACTGCCCAATTGCACAGGCCGGAGTCAATCCAAAGTCAAAAGCCAGTCTTATCGGCAAACCGCCATAAATCTCCAAAGGCTCCTTGCTAACGTGTTGCTGGTCGATATATAATCCGTCATATACCGGACGGCCATCGAAGACCGCACCGTATTCACCCAGGATATAAACCTTTATGCGTTCTGGATCCGCTCCGTCAAGTTGATCTATCCAATATTTATAACCCTTTGGCTGATGCTTGACGTTTTCGGCTTCAGGATTAGGAGAGTACCAGCCATTTTCTTCTATCAAAGCCCCAGGCTGTCGGAAAAATCGCCAGTTTTTAGGACTTTCCTCTTCAGCTAACCTAAACCACCAATGATCCGTATCAGGCGGGTTCGTATCCATGATTAATCCAGAAAAATACATCGCCTCCTGCTCCTGCTCCTGTACCTTAGGCGAGAATGTTTTTTTAGCCGGATAACGCCCCGTCCGGCTGTAAGCGGACTCAATAATAAGCTTTGCAAGCTCCTTAGCCTCGTTTATCCAAACGCCGGTCAACTCCAGTGATAACAGTTTTTTCACATGAAGCGGTCGGTCCAGGGCAATGAAGAGTATTTCCAGTTCAACAGTTGTACCATCTGGCAACTTCTGCACCATCTTCCCGCGGATAGGAGAGTCATATACAATCGGGCAAACCTCCTGGGAAACCCATTCCTGCCAAGTCTTGATCGTCGTCGATTTCAATTCACCATAAGTATTACGGATAACGCCCCAGCGGGATCGGCGCACTTTATCCGCCCCCGGAGTCATTTGATACGCTTTCATTATAATTTCCATGACGCAGGCCACAGACTTTCCTGAGCCAATAGGACCCATTATGCCGCGATATGCAGAATCGTCCAAATGAAACTTTGATGCGGTTTTCTCCGCCTCATAACTAACTATTTTATTATCCATTATCCTGCTTCTGAATGGTTATATTAAACATTGCTGGTTGAGTGTTGCCGCTGACGTCCACACCAGTTTTATTGTCAAACATCCCCAAGTAACGCCCCAGGCTGTCAAGTGCGCGTATTTTGTCATGCAGTTTAATTTCAACCTTATTCACAGGTACAGGCTCGCCGTCAGCTCCAATTCTGTATTCAGTAACAAATTTGAACTCTTTGATCGCGCCCCGTTGTTCGGAAGTAAGTTTTTCAAAATCTTTAAGAGTAATTGCGCCACCGGAATAATTGACCACACCCGGCAAGGTGCAGAATGCCACTTTTGCATATTCGGCAATAACGCGATCCTGATCTATGGATAGTTTATCAAACAGTTCGCCCTGCCTCTTCTTGATTAATTGCGCAACCCTTTCGTCTTTAAACAATCGAGATCCAGCCGAGTGAGAAGTGCGTTCGCTGTATCCTGCCCTGGCCGCCGCTTTTGAGGCGTTCAGATCAATGAGATACTCTTCGACAAACCGGATTTTTTTGGGAGTTAATTTTGTGTTTTTCATTTTTACCATCCTTGTGCTTTTGCGTTATCAGTAAGTTGCGCCAGACTCAAATACAACAATCCAACGCTCCGTTTGAACGCAAACGGACGATCGACTTGCAAAAACAGCCAACAGGAAGTATATTTTTTAACACAGTCAAAGGGGAGAAAGTGATGAAATATCTGCATTTTGTATTGTTGTTGGTTTTTGCTTTTGCTTGTTATGGACGAATTAATATTGGCGAAGCAGATAGCATAAAAGACCCTGAAAAACAGGCAGCAATGATTGCCAGATTGAAAAAGTCCGGAGCATTTGATAAATACAACAATACTAAAAAACGCCTGCGCTTATTTGGTAAATTATATAAAGTAGAAAATAATGAGTTGGTTGAACTTGCCAGCACATCATGGCGCAAAGATTTTAGATTCAATCCAGTTGAAGTTCTTAAACTACAGAAGAATATTCTAAAACTACAAATGGAATTACAACACAAAAAAGAATGCCTTAGCAATGCATCCCACTACGGCAATAGTAGAGCCAGGGCCTTTGATAAAAAAGAAATTAAAAAACTAAAAGAAAAGCTTGTTGCCACTAATCACAAGTTGGCTAAATCTAAAAACACCTTTCAGTCTTGGGAAGCAAGCCAGCTTGAAACAGTAAAACGAATTGAGCGTCGCATGCTGGAAGACAAATATAAAAAATTAGCGAATGGCCGTAGATTAAAAACAAAACTTGAAATTGCAAAACTGAAAGAACTTATAGAACAAGAGAAAAAATTCGCCCGGCTTGCAAAGACAACACTAATGCAGACAAACAAGGCTATAGGTTGGCGCGATATGGGCTGTAGAATAAATTCAGCAGTAATTTTCCCAATGAAAAGTTTGCCACCAGAAAAGCGTAGAGAAATGACATCCGCACCGGGCTGGTTATACAGCTTACGTAAAGAGGGGCAAGAAAAAGAGCGAAAAGACGGATTGCAACCAATAAAATGCCGTGCGTGCGGTGGTCGTTGCGGCAGGCGAAGCTGTCAGGGTACGATAGAAATTGTCTACCATCTTTCAGATGAAAAATGCCGAAAAATAAACCAAGCACGAGATAAACGCCTAATCAAGCTGTATACAAAAATCAAAAAACTAAATCTTGAAAAAAATTCTGCCAATTAATCTTTTACTTTTCGCCTTGGCGGTTTTTGGCGCGGATATTAAGCCAGAGTTGAAGCCGTTTCGAGCGTATGTAGCCTGGGTGACGGACGGAGATTCGATATCTGTCCGTCACGAGGGACATAAGGTTGAAGTGCGCTTGTGGGGTATCGATGCGCCGGAAAGCACACAGCCGGGCGGCAAGGAAGCAAAGAAATTCCTTATGAAGCTGATAAAAGGGAAAACCGTTCGGGCGTGTTGCATCCACTTTTTTTATGGGCCGGGGTTAATCCACTTTCTTATCCCCGTCCGGGGCGGCTCCTTTGTTGTCAACTCCGACGCCCTGAACACCGGCGTTCACGGATAACGGAGTATTACAGGCCGCGACAATGGCGGCGATATCCGCGCTTGGCTGGTTTTCTTTTATCGAGACATACCAGACCTTGCGGCGGCCAAACCATAATGTAATATTCGGCAATGGCATTTCCATGCTGATTAACGACATGACAATATTTCCGCCCCAGGTGTCACTGCCGGCGGCAATGTTTTTGTTTTTGACGCTTTCCGTCAGATTATCCAGCGATTTACACCCGGTTACAAACAGCAGCGCGAACGCCGCTATTACGATGAGCATGAGCGACCCTTTCGGCTGGATGCCGGTTCCGGCATACCAGTTTTTGTCTTTGTTCATTTTTTAAGTTCCTTTTTTAGTGCTTGTTGAAAATCGGGTTCTTCTTCGCACGAAGCGAAAATCAGCGACGCGATTAGAGCGCCGATCACTAATATAATAATGGGTTTCATGGGGACTTGATAAAGCTTTGTATTTTCGCCCAAAAGCCAGCTACCGTCAACGCTATTATTAGTCCAATAGCCCCGGTCGTCATGGCAATAACCGCCGCCTTACGGCCCGTGCGCCAGGCACAAACAATATCTTTTAAACCAGCGGCAATATCAGCATCAATACCGTGCGGACAACCGTTTTTCTTAACCATTTCGGCACAAAGACTGGCAATCTCATGTTTATCTTTTTCGGTCATTATCCGCCACTTTAATTAAGTTTTTTAAGTTGTGATTCGGTGGTGATAATGCGTTCGCTGATAAGCTTAGCCTCAATATCAACAACCTCGTTCCATATCCGCGTATATTTGTCAACGATTGCATCGTCAAGTTTCGGCTTTGTCCGATAGTACATTTCAAATTCAGGCGGCAGATACAATCTTGGTTTGTTTTCCCAAAAAGCCTCACTGCCACCGATATTAAGGCCGGTTTCATACTTATTCAGTCTTGACATACGCAACCACTCAAACCAGCCGCCGGCATCCTTGAATTGCGCAGTCGCATTCAAATAAAACCAATTATCCG